AGAATGTGATTCATGTATACCCTCATCTAGTACAGAGTCAAGAGCAAACGAAGAACCCTCATAGCTACTGCCCCATGTCATTTGCTACACGCTCCACGCCTACGATATCTTTATGTTTGTGTCTTTGATATCCAGTCTTATCTATATACTTGTTTGCTATCTTGTACAGCTGCTGATACCCGTAACCTTTACGATCTGCCCAAGATTTCAAGTTCTTTACTCTGACACTTTTACCAGTATTAAAAGTAATTTTGTAAGGACCTTTACAGGGAGCACCTTTACTTTTTCTCCCGTTAATTCTAGCATTAACAGCAAGCCTCTCTCTCCACTCCGGGTCTTCCCACCTCTCAAGAGGAACATAGAACCTGATACCACCTACGTTTTTGTTATAGTATTCTCTCTGGTCTGTTCCCTCTAGTACAGCGGTGAGTACATGGTACTTCATCTGATAGTACTGTTCATAGTAGTGCAGCCCACGCTTGGTCTCGTACTCTTGTATGATTTCAAACTTAAAGTTTCTCTTTCCAATCTTGTCTATCTCAGTGCACAGTTCCTTGGAAGAAGAAGTATAGACTTTCCAGTTGGAAGGCTTGTATCTTTTCCTGTGGCGCATCTGCCAGTACTGCTTACACCCTATATACTTTCTGTGGTTCTTCTTGTTGGTAATGATATAGACAAAACCAAAATATTTCTCTGGGTCAGGGACCCGTGTCTTATCATCTCTAAACGTCCAGTGCATTTCGTTCATGTCCTCCAGTACTTTGTCGTAGTCTTCACCAAACCAAACTTCATTGCAGTGATAGCAGTAACCGTGGCTATCATAGTATACAAATCCATCTGATGATCCACAGAATTTACATTCTTGATAGGATAATATAATAGATTGATCAGCGCGTTGTGCCATTATACAAAATCCTCCTCTACTCTCGGTTCCTTTGCTACATAGGTAAAGTATTCTGGACCTCTGGAATAGTTATACTTACGCAGGCCTGCCCCATTATTAGCATCCTTCCAGCACTCCACCTTGTAGTCACAGTACTTACAATTGAAACTCAGTTTCTTGTTACCTGATGGTTCTTCTATTTCTGAGTAGCACCTGTCTGGAGGATCAGTATCAGGTAGCGTATCCTTCAGGTAGGATATCCTTTCAGCTGGATCAACATTGGTAAGAGGAACCTGTAGTAGATTTAGAGCACCACCGCTCTTGTCAATGGAAAGGAAGTACCCTTTCTCTTTACCTAGGGCAGCACCGTAGGAACTAAGCTGATAGATATAACCAAACGGATCATCACCTCTGATGATAGAACCGTCAACAAACTTCTTGAAACCGTAGGGTGAGGCAGACTTAACATCTACTAGCTCACCGTCTATGATACAGTCAATGTGTCCCTTGACCTTCTCAACAGATACTTCTTTCTGGCAGTCCTCCACTGTGTGGCCAGCCTCTCTGGCAAGAAGGAGGACGAAAGCTTCTAGTATGTGACCAAGACAAAAACGTATTCGCTGGCTAGTTGTTAGCTTTTCTTTTTCGTAGCCGTTGAAATCATACCAGAGCTTTCGGTCCTCTCTCCCCACTGCTGAGAGTCGCAGCTTACCCGTGCTGTCCCGATTAGACTCCTCAACAAAAAAGTTCTGCATTACCTCCTTTAGTTCGTCTAAAAAGATAGCAAGATTAGCCTCTTCTGGGAGACGCCCCTCTTCTAAACGATAACCTATGTCATCCAGAAGAGTACTAATCTTGCTAGTCATTGACTCTACCTACAACCCATTATCTTCTGTGGCAAAGTCTTCCTCTCCAGTGTAGCCACCGTCCACTGCACTGAAGTCCTCTGATGCTCCTCCCTCGTAAGGGACAAGCTCCAACACTTGGACAGCGTCTAGGTAGAATACGCTCTTACCTTCCCACTGTCCTTGCTCCATCTCCTTGGCGCGGAACAGAACATTGACCTTGCTCCCGTTGCCAATGGCGGTGCCAGAGATATCGTTCTTCTGTGCATCTACCACTCGCGGAGCAGGGAGTGCCTTACCGTCACGGGTGAAGGCATTCTTCTTGAACTTGAAGAACGGACCACCACTGGCATGGTTCTTCTTCTTACCGTCCTTGACAGATGCAGAGGGGTTCATGCCCTCAATCATCTTGACTGCCTTGGTATCCAACCCAAGGTCAAGGCACCATTCGGTATCTTCCCTAGAAGTAGTCTGATACTTCTGTGCGGGGTTGTTAGGATCAAGTTTTGCCCAGTAAGCTGTACCTTGTACAATTGGCATGGTCTCTAAGCTCCTTTCAGTTTACCCAGAATATTCTGGAATGTTTTGATGTTACAGTTCATAGCATCTTCAATGTAAGATGTCAAGCCTTTTTTATTCTTGTTTTCTTTTCTTTTTATCTCATCAATGGAAAGGTTGTGGTGCATCATGGCATCACGCTCTTTCTTTAGTGCATTGTTCTGCTCAATGAGTTCACTGTTTCTAATGTAAGACTTTTGTAACTGCTCTTGAAGATCAGCTACGTTTTTCTCAAGAATGTGGTTATCTAAAGCTACAGACATTTCTACTCCTCTGGCTTGGTAAGTTTAAACAAAACAAACGGTGGGAAACCTTCACCCGGTTCTATCAGTATGGAGGGTGAGTCCTCTTGAGTCCAAGGAGTATACCCTATGTATTCCCAAGTGTACCCTTGCTCTCGGTGCTCTGCTACTTTCTCAACAAATTCTGGATTGTCTAATCCAAAAAGCGTAGTGGTTGTTAAAAATGTTGCAATACCTATGCCAGCTGCATCCATCTATTCATCTCCTTTCTAGTGTGTCTCTGCCCAGTTGGAACCTACGTTGTGCTCTCCTGTCAGTGGGCATTTTAAATTGTAGAACTCTCCTGCTTCTTTGATACTGTCTATGCCAAGAGTACCTACCATATCTGACAGGGGTTTGTCAACCTCTAATTGCCATTCATCGTGAACATTTGCAACAAAGCGAGCACCCTCTGGTAGCTTGTCGTTGAAGATGACCAAGCCACGCTTCATCACAATGGCAGCTGCACCCTGTAGCTGTGTGTTCAGTGCAGCGTGAGGAGAACGAATAAACAATCTCCTACCGTCCAGCCCCTTGATGAACCCTCGCTCTGCTGCAAGGGTCACGCGCTGGCGCTCTGTGTGAAGAGCAGGGGTGGCCTCTAGGAACTTGTCTATCAGGTCCTGCCCGTCTGCTGCTGTGCCGTCTACGATCTTTCCTATCTTGGCAGCGCCTGCACCGTAGAGGAAAGCATAGATAAATGTCTTGGCCTGTGCGCGTGAGCTTAGACCTGCTCTCTCTTGGTTGGCTGTGTGTATGTCACCGGAGACAACAATCTCTGTGTACTCTGGATCGTTCATGTAGTGGCATAGCATTCTTAGCTCAATGGAACTGGCGTCTATACCCACAAGGTTCTGTTTCTTAGGGTTACCCGGAACCCACAGTCTCCTGCACTCTGGACCATAGGGAGAGTATACAGCCGGGACCTGTGCCATATTCGGAGTGGCATGGGCCATGCGGCCTGTGATTGTGCGGAGGGTCATCACTCTCCCGTGTACCCTACCCGTCTCCGGGTTGATTGCATCTAGCCAAGAGTCCACCTGTGCTGTGCGCTTCTGTAGCATCATGTACCGTGCAATCAGTTGAGCCTCTGGCATGTCAATCTCAGAGAGAATGCTTTCATCCACCACCACATTGCCTAGGTCAGTCTTCTTCTCAGGGACCCATCCCATCTCCATCAAACGCTCTGCCACCTGCTTACGTGACCCCGGGTTGAAGGGGATGTACTTGGTCTTGGTCTTTAGCTGTACCTCTGTGGGTGGGAAGGTATCCTGCATCTGCTCCTTGATAGTATTGAGTTCATCGGTCAGTTCTGCCACCAGCATACAAGCGTTCTGCTCGTCCAGCTTGAAACCGTTGAACTCCTGCTCAGAGAGTATAGCCCTGACACTGTGCTCCAGTCTGATACAACCCGGAGAGAAGGAGGACAGTTCCTTCTTCACCTGCTTGTATACCTTGACAGATATTCTGGTGTCCTGCATACAGTACTCGCCCATCTCATCAGAGTACCCCTGATAAAACTTCTCAGCGTCAATGTTTATCTTTGGATAGTTGAACCGCTGACCCCACGCTTCAATTGAATGACCTCCATCTCTGGTAGGGTTTGCAAGTTGTGAGAGAACCATGGTGTCAAGCATTTGCTCTGGTTCAAAACGTACACCCCAAAGAAGATCAAGTATACGAAAGTCAAAATGAATAGCGTTATGCCCAAGAACCTTATCCGCTTGTGCCGCGTAATCTGCAAAGCTATCTCTTTCTCCCTCTGTGAATAGTCTAGGGGTTTGAACTTCAGTGCCATCCTTGTTGTCCTCCAGTAGTATTGTACCCACGCACCATATGTGGGAAGGGTTGAATCCATCTGTCTCTATATCCAAGAACAGTCGCTTCATTATAGTACCTCGTCAAAGTCCTCTGCCTCTGTTGCTTCTACTTCTGCATCCGTATCTGTATCAGGATCATCTATCTGTGTCAAGCGTCCTGTTCCACGGTCATAGTGCAGGTGACAGGCTGGACCAGTGAGGCCAGAGAAGCGGTTCTTTAGCACCCGGATCAGCGTGACATTCCTCCGGTAGAGGTCAGGGTCCTGCCCGTTCCGCTCCAGTCCCAGCACCATGTTACTCAGCTGACCTATGCCAGCGGTGCCGCGTAGTTCAGAGAGTGAGGTCTGTCCTCCCTCCTCGTGCGGCTTACCAGCGGGGCGCTTGGAGTGACTGACCAT